CAGCGGTATTGGAGGTTGCTGAATACGCAGTTTGCAGCGTCCAGTAGGTGGCGTTCGTGAGATCAGCAGAACTACGGGCGAGGCTCGTCGCCTGCCCCTCAATCAGCAGTCCCTTCGGTGCCAGCGTGGTCGGGTCGTGGTCGAAACGGGGGGCTTGGTACTGCGAAGTCGTGGTTTCGTAGTAGGGTCGCTCGGTCGGGCCAGCGGAGAGTTGGGCACGCAGGAAGTAAGCCGACGCACCGCTACTAGCAGCCGTTGTGAGGGACGAAGAATTGTCCGTGACTCCGATCCATACCGCGTAGTTGTTGTCGTTAGCGTCAATGTACTTGAATGCCGTAATCACCACCACCAACCGCCACCAGCCGTTGCCCAAAGAAGTAGCGGTTGCAGATTCGATTGTTGGTGCGTTTCCACCACCGTTGAAAGCAGGAGAACCCAAAGTTCCGTTGCTCAAATCGAAAATCTGCCTCGCGACACGCGATTCGTTTTGATTTCCAACGCCGATGTAGAAATAGTCGCTGGTTCCTGATTTTGCCGTTACAGAAAAAGTGACATGCGACGCAGCCATTTGCGAAGTACTGATGCTTTGCTGATACATCCTATGCGTGTTGGCGGAGGTATCCGCCGTAATCTCCCACGCGGTCGTACCGCCTTCTGGATCTGTTTGTCCGCCTGTTATAGTGGCTCTTACTGAAGTCCAGTTCGTGGAGAAGTCGTTGCTGCGCAACAACAGATTGGAGTCCGCGTACTGCACCAACCCCGCGGAGTTGATGAAGGTGCCTGTGCTCGCCCGCGTGAAGGTGAACCGCGAGTCCAGACCCGACATCGTGGTGAAGTCCAGCGAGAGCGTGGAGCCGTCGCCGCCTGCGAACATGCCGGGCCTGCGAATCCGCCGGGGTAGGTCAATGGGTCGCGTTCGCATCGGTCAGATCGTGTACCAGAAGGCACCCATCGTGCCAGCGGTTCCGCTCTTGAACTGAATCGTCACATACTGCGAACCAACCGGGTCAATGAGGAAATGGGCCGGAGGCGAAGTGCTGGCCGCACCCGTGCCCGGACTGTAGAGATTCACCGTTGGTACTCCTCCGGCAACCGTCACGCTGGAAAAGAAACGAATCGTGCTTGCCGTCCCGTCAAAGTTCGCGAATGACGGAATGTTGCCGGTCGTTGCGTTGTAGGCGAGAGTAACATCGGCCAGCAGCGTTGGGACCCACAACTTCACATTCGTCGATTGCAGATACCAGTTCCAGCCGATGACGCGAATGCCGGGCGTGGCGTAGTTGTTTGCGAATGCAAACGGAATGATCTTCAGCAGGCTTGGGTAGCGGTTGTCTACCTCATACGCGAGTGCCGTCTGTCCGGTGGTCGATGGTGCGGTCGCAGTGAGCGTCGCCGTATCGAATGCATTCGCGTTCGTGACATCGACCTGAACTTTCAGGTTCGCGGGCTGATTCGTTGAGATGATTGAAAAAGACATTATCGGGTCCTTTCGAGTCGTTCGATGCGAAGTTGAATGCTATCGATGCGTGCAGAGTATTCCCTGTCGGTCGCAGATAGCGTTGATACCGTCTTTGCCAAGTCGCTTGTGATCATTGCGAGTTCTCGCAATCTCTCTCCCTGTGAGTCTAATTGGTGTTCTTTCCGCCCAATCGTCAAGAATACTCCAGCGATGCTGCCGAGCAACACAATGGTCTGGATGAACTGCAGCAAGGTTTGAACCGATACCTGCTTGCCCAACTTCATTTCTGTTTCCTCGCTCATGACTTGCGGGATGGTACTTGCCTGCGCCTAAAATCCAACTGATAGAGGGCGAACCCTATAACTTTCGCGGCATGCGTAACTGCCTCTTCTGACAGTTCAGGAAGGCATGCGTGAAGGCATTCATGGGCCACGGTTTCCATCATGAGCCTTGGGGCGAGGTTTCTATTGACTCGCATCGTGGGGTGTCGGCCCGGCGGATGATCGCAGTCGCCAAGCCGATCCGATCCCAATTCCCTTGCGGTTACGAGCATGATCTTCCACTGCCGACCCTTTGCGGTGACGATTGCTTCATTGCGCGTCATGGACATCCCATGCCAGTCTTGGCACGCCCTTCGATTTAGTTGGATGCATATGCCATTGCAAATACAGTCGCACCCATTTCTGTCGAATGGGTGACGGACCGAATCCTTTCTCAACCTCCCATCCCGCCGCTCCGTCCTTCCACGAGTCTTTCGTTGTACCTACTCGAATGAAGTCGCAGTATTTGTGTTCGATCTTGTACTTGCCGTTCTGACTGCTCAAATACTCTCTCGCGATACCTGCGACATTGCTGGCGTGGTTATGCGAAATGACGATGGAATCGGCTCCTTCGATCCACGAGTACATGCGCCGGGCATCCAACATTCCCATTGTCATGGGACTGTTTCCGCCTCCCGTGCCGTGCTGATACCGCATCGTGTAGGTCAGATTGTTGTTTCCGAGACGAATCTGAAACCGAATCCAGCCTCCGTAGCCGCCCGAGCCGACCTGTGATTCGGCACGATCCTTGATCGCGCGAACGAGGTGTTGCGTCGGGCATGTTTCGTGATGTCGCTTCCATGCGCTTTCGTGATTGCCTTCGGCAAGCACGGCGATGTGACTTGCGAATGGTGCGTACAGGTCCGCTGCCTGATCTATCACCTTGTCGAAATACGAGTCGCTCAGTAGCGTGCTACGAAGTGCGGCCTTGTTCGATCTGCGATCCGCTACGCCTTGCATAAGGTCAAGTTGGTCGCCTACTCCTATGACCACCGCGTTGCGTTGCACTGCCTCGGCTAGCAACCGTTTCGTGACATCGTTTCGGGCCGCTGGATTATCGACATGGTTGTCGGCCAGCAACAGAATCCATTGCTGAAACTTTTTGGAGTCTGGCCGCGTGACCTTGACGATGTGGACATTGCGACCGTGATGTTCAACCGACCACGACCTTGGGCGGTCGGCGTACTTCTTGGGCTTCTTGACGATGATTTCTTCAGGCGGTTTCTTCATTTGGCGACACCAGCAGTTCGACGCGTGGCTGTTGTGGATCGCAATGAAGTTCCAGCGGCAGATGAGTAAGGCCGCAATCGTCAATCAGAACGCCAGCATCCACAAGTCCATCGAATGCGGCTTTCAACATGGCAAGACAGTTGTCGCGATCCATGCGACGGCGAGTTCTTGCATACCAGAGAACTTTACAGTTCGCGGTGTTCCACTTTCGTTTCTGAATGCCCATAGCCTCTTTCGCGAGTGAGCAGACAGATTGGCGTAAGTACTTAGTCGCCTTAGCCTTGACTGCCCAGTGGCATCTGGCGTTGGGCGACAGCACGCGTGGCGGCACCGGAAAGGTGATTCGCACAGCCAGTTCCGTGTTGTCGTTACTCCGCTTGCGTTTCGGCACGCGGGCAGGTTGCCCCGATCTGTCACGCGAATCAAGCGTCCGCGTGGCTAATCACGAGGGAATCTATGTGATTCCACGCGTCCGGCGGCGGAAACCAGCATGGCGGATCGTCGTGACTGGCCCACTCGTCTCGCTTCGCCTCCTCTGCGGGCAACCACCCGAGAATCTCGTATCGTTCGATGCGCTCGGCATTTCCGATAACGGCGATGACTGGCCGATTGTCGCGAGGCTTGACCTTGGGCTTACCGGCGGGGCTGAACCGAATTTCACAATTCAGTCGGGGCAGGTCGGTCGTGTTGAATGTGTCTACGCTGAAGTCCCAATAGACATTCAGGTACTTTGCGACTGCGCATTCTGCGCACGCTGCGGCGATGTGGTTATACCAGAGTTGGCCGGGATACCGTTCGGGAAATGCTGGCCGGTCCTTCCGAAGCATTGCGTTGAGTTGCCTTCGGAATCCAACGAGGGCAGCGGAAGTGACTTCGTGATTCTTTAGCGTAACGATAACTGACATGTCGCCTCCTTGCGATTTGGCGTTGAAGTGGAATCATTGATGACAGAACCACGGTGGTATGCGAGTGGGGTTGCGCTCCCATTTCGCAATGCGTGACTTCTCGGCTAAGTAATAGTTTCGATAGGCGTTGACGGGATTGTCTGCGATTCGCAATGGCTGCGGCATTGCCTGCGGTGGCGGTGTAAGGTCGATCGCTTGAATGCCGGACGGAATGCGGGCAAGTGGACCCAACAGAACACGACATCCGTGCGTGCGTTGGTATCGATCTTCATACTCTTCGACGAGCGTGCGAAAGTGTGCGTACAGCCATCGGTAATTCATCTTTGATTCGCGGCACCATTTGCTGCACGGGTGGTTGATGTATGCGGCTTTGTACAGTTTCACTTGATCCGCGTATTCGTCGCCGTCGATGACGCGATGGGCCGTACTCAGCATCTGGGCCGATTCCAGCGGCATCTTCACGATGTGCTTGTCGCACAGCCATCGGGCTGACTGCATGGGGCATTCGTCTAGGACGAAGATGTTCATGGTCGAATTAAACCCGCCGCACTTTGCCGGAGACTTTCTCGGCAAACGCTAACGCTTCATCTTCGTTCAGGAATCTGGCTTCAGCGAGAGTCGGTTTCGCCCGAGAATCAGCGGGTGGCCTTTCATACTCCACGGCCCACATAGACTTCGGGGATTTCTTGATTTCCGGCTTCGTCTCTTGTGGATCTACGAGATCCTCCCACCTTCCCTGCCCGAACCATGTTCGCGGGTGTGGAATGAACTTCGCCTCGGTCCCTTTAACGGTCCGGGCGTAGGCTTGGACGGCTTTGAGCATTCTCGCCCCGGCCACGGGTCGGTCGCAGTTCAGAAACGCTTGAAGCCGATCCAAGGACCTCTGAATCTCGCGAATGGCTGCGGCTCGGGCCACCTGCCTTGGGTAGGCTCTGTAGATCTCAAGAGACAGCGGGTCATCGGATCCGGTCAGGCCGGGCGCACGGCTCCCCTTCCCTCGCGAGGGTTTCGCTGGTTCGCCACTGTTATCTGACCCCTGTTCTGCATCATACAGCGCAGCGGTCATATTTTCTTTATTCTGATTCTGACTCTGACTCTGACTATGATGCGTCATGCATTGCTTGTTGCATGCTTGTTGCATGCTTGTTGCATTGCTTGATGCATCCGGCTCGGCATTCCACCTTGCGTTCGCCGCCTTAAGTCCCCGTTCTGACAGCCTTTGCGATACTTCCGAGAACGGCGATCGGTCGCGTTCCATTCGTGGATTACGAAGTTTCCCATCCTCGCAGATCTGGAACTTGCTGCCAATTGCGCTCCACGCTGCTTTGGCACCGGGGGCCATGATCTCAATTCGGTCGGGATCGGATGGCAGTCCGTCGTTGACCCAAGCGTACCATAGAAGCGTGACATAGATGCCGCGTTCGGCCATCGTCCAGCCTGCGGTTGAGTTGAGAAAGTCTGAGCCATAGAACTTCAAATAGGCCCACGGTTTCGTGGTGGGTGGTATGGTCATGTTGCGA